GACGCGGTGCCGGCGATCGCGATGGCGGTCTGGCGGGCGGCGCAGGGGGCTCCGGTCAGCGTGTACGAGACCCGAGAGGCGCTGGCCGTCTAGTGGGCTTGTGGGATCGTCTCCGCGGCCCGTCCGTGGAGGACATGCAGGCCGAGTACCGCGCTACCACCCTCGCCAACCCCTCCGAGCTGCTGCTGGACTCGCTGGTCGGGATGCGCTCCGACAGTGGCGAACGCGTCAGTCAGAAGAAAGCCCTAGGAATCACCGCCGTGTTCAGCGCCGTCGAGAAGATCTCGGAGGCTGTGGGTTCGCTGCCGCTGAAGGTGTACCGACGAATGGACGACGACGAGAAGATCGAGGCCCGCGGTCACAGGTCGTGGCGGATGCTGCACGACAAGCCGAATGAGCACACGATCGCGCATACGTTCTGGTCGACCGTCACCGCCCAACTGCTGCTCGGCGGGAACGCGTTCATCGAGAAGGAGCGCACCGACCCGGACGGCGAAGTTGATCAGCTCTGGCTGATCGACCCGTCTACGGTCGTCGTGGAGGTGAGTTCAACGGGCCGCAAGTCGTTCGTGATCACCGAGGGCGGTGTGCAGCGGCGGTACACGCCGGAGCAGATCCTGCACATCGTCGGCTACTCCCTCGACGGCGTGGTGGGCTGCTCCAGGATCGAGTATTGCCGGCAGACGCTGGGGATCGCCCTGGCGCGCGGCAAGTTCGAGGGCGCCTTCTACCGGCAGGGCACCCGTGTCCCCGGCGTGATCGAGTACCCGGGCCGGCTCGGTGAGCGCGGCCTGCAGAACCTGGCGGAGACGTTCCGTGGGCTGCACGGCGGCTCCCACAACATGCACAAGGTTCCGGTGCTCGAAGAAGGCGCCACGTTCAAGGGCGTGTCGATGTCGCTGGAAGACATGCAGTTCGTGGAGGGTGCCCAGCTCTCGCGGTCTGAGATCGCGATGCTGTTTGACCTGCCCGCCGCCTACCTGAACGCGTCCACCGGGGACTCGTTGACGTATGCGACGCAGGAGTCGAACCAGATCCAGTTCGCGCAGATGGCGATCGCGCCGATCACGAACCGGATCGCGCGGTCGTTGTCTAGCGATCCGGAGATCCTGCCGTGGAACGTCATGTACGCGTCGTTCGTCCTCGAGGGGCTGATGCGCGGCGATATGAAGACCCGCGCCGAATACTGGGCTGTGATGAAGGGGCTCGGCGTGGTGGACGCTGACTACATCGCGGCCCGGGAGAACCTGCCGAAGCCGCCGCCGGAGCCCGAGACGCCAGAGCCGCCTGCCCTGAACGGGAACGGGTCGGGGCCACCCCTCACCGCACAGCAGATCCTTACGCCCGGAGGTCGCCGAACCCGCTACCAGAGCGACCACGACCCCGTGCCGGCCGTCACGTTCGCGGAAGGCGCCATCACTGTGACCAACGAGGCGCCGCGGGAGATCAAGTTCACCCATAGCGACGGCACCCAGACGACCGCCGAGCTCGGGAAGGGCCGCTAATGTCGATCTCCAACTTCGCGGAGGACGCGATCCTCAACGCGATCTTCAACAACGATTCGCTCGCGATCGCAGACCGCTACCTCAAACTGCACACTGGGGATCCGGGCGAGACGGGTGCCGCGAACGCCGCCGGCGAGACGACCCGCCAGAGCATCACCGGGGCCGCAGCGGTGGCCGGCACGTTCACGTCCGTCAACGACCTGGCTTGGGTGAACGTCGCCGCGACGGAGACGTACACGCACGCGACGATCTGGAATGACGCCACCGCTGGCGACTGCCTGTGGGTTGGTGCGTTCGGCACTCCTCGGAGTGTGACAGCGGGCGATTCGTTCACGATCCCGGCCGGCAGCATGATCGTGAGCCTCGACTAGATGACCGATACGTTCATTCAGCTCCCGACCGACGGCACCGGGAAGAAACACCGGTCGTGGGAGAACACTGTCGGCTCCGACGACGTCCACGCGACCGCTGGGGTTATCACCGCGCCCGACGGGACGGTGTTGTCGGACACGAACGGGGTGGAGGTCAACGGCAACGTCGCCTCAGGTGACGCCGACAGCGGCAACCCTGTCAAGATCGGCGGGTTCGTCGCTGACATCGGCGGCATGACACCGGGAAGCGTCGGCGACCGTATGGATGTCACCGTGGACACCACCGGGGCGCTCCGGGCGTATGTGGCTGAGGATCAAGGTGGCGGCGAGGTCGCCTTGTTGGCCGCGGACTTCGCGACCGGTGCCTTGCGCGTCGCACAAAAAGCCGTCTACGTCGAAGATGACCCCCACGCCTCGACCGACGTGGGTCAGTTCGTGTTGGCGGTACGCAACGACACGCCCTCGGCGCTTACCAGCACGAACGGGGACTACAGCCCCATCGCCGTTGACCAGTTCGGCCGGATCCTGACGGCCCCGCTGCCCGCTAGCACCAACAACATCGGTGACGTCGACGTTGCCAGCTTGCCCAATGCCGCTACGGCGACTCTTAGCAACGTTGCCACCAGCACTTCGAGCGCCCAGCTGCTTGCGCTAAACACGTCTCGGAAGGGCGCTGTTATCTACAACGATTCGCTCGCGGCGCTGTACGTAAAGTTTGGGACGAGCGCGACTTCCAGCAGTTTCACCTACTACCTCGCTGCCGGCGCCACCCTCGAACTTCCGACTAGCCCCGGCCTCTACACCGGCCGCATTGACGGGATCCTCGCGTCCTCCACGGGAACCGCCAGAGTCACGGAGCTGACCTAAGGTGCCTGTTTTCACACCAGGTGGAGGCGTCACGGATCACGGGGCGCTCACCGGGCTCGCCGACGACGACCACACCCAGTACGAGACGACGGCGGAGGTGGCCGCGCAGATCAGCACCCACAGCGCCGACACCACGGCCGTCCACGGTATCGCGGACACGTCGCTGCTTGCGACCACCGCGAACCTCAGCACGCATGAGGCGGACACCACCAGCGTTCACGGGATCGCGAACACCGCGAACCTATACGTGGCCGGTGGCACCGACGTCGCCCTCGCAGACGGTGGCACCGGGGCGAGCCTCACCGACCCGAACGCCGACCGGATCCTGTTCTGGGACGACAGCGCCGGCGCGGTCGCGTTCCTCGAGCCGACAACGAACCTCACCATCACCGGCACCCAGATCGCCGCATCAGGCGGCGGCAGTAGCCCGATCACGTGTCGCGCCACCGCCGACAAGGCGACGTCGGTGCAGGCGAAGGCGAACATCACCGGGATGGCGATGACCCTTGCCGCCAACACCAACTACGCGCTCGAGTATTACCTGCGGTGCTCCTCGAACGCGGTCGGTGTCGGCATCCAGTATTCGCTGACGTTCGGCGGCACCACCACCCGGTTCGACGGGAACCTGGACTACTACATCACCGTCTCCGCGAAGGGCAGCATCGACGTTGTGAACGACACGACGAGCCCGTTCGACTTCAACCCGACTGTCTCCCAAGGCAACGTCGTGCTCGTGTACGCCATCTACGGACTGCTGGAGGTCGGCGCGTCCGGTGGCACGTTGCAGCTCCAGCACGGCTCCGAGACGGCGTCGCTGACGACGGTGTTCCGTGGTTCGTGGGGGAGGGCGACCGCGGTCACATGAACACCGCTTTTGTCCATGAGTTCTTCGCGCTCGCCGCCACCGAACCTGATGTCAGCGTCACGTTCACCGGCACGGGTTCGCTCACCGTCGAAGGTGTCGCAACCCGCATCGGCACCCTTGAGCTCACCGGTACAGGGTCGCTCACCGTTGACGGGGTGGTCACACCGACGACGCCGGAAGCGCCGGCGCCGGGCGGCAAGGTACGCAGGTCGCGTAGGCGTGTCGTCAGCACCGCCGTCAAGTTCACCGGCACGAGCAGGTTTGCGGCTAACGGCACCGTCACACGTTCGGGCGCGGTGGAGTTCGCCGGGTTCGGCACCTCCACCACGGACGGGTACGCCACCGTCAAAGCACGCTTCCTCCCCCTATGGGGGCAAGGCGACCAAACGTTCGACGGCTACACAACCACCACGGGAGCCGTGGAGTTCGCCAACAACCCCACCAGCCTCCAACTCTCAGGCGTGCGGGGCGTTCAGGCCACCGCCACTTTCGCTGGCGACGGGACACTCGAGCTGGACGGGCAACGGCGGCTCGGACAGTTGGCGCGCGAACGAGAACTGGCAGTCCTGCTTTCCACCCTCAATCTGATACCTGGAGGCCGCTGAATGTTCGATGAACGATCACTCCAAGCCATCGACGCGGCGACGTCGCAGCGGTCTGCAGTCGTCACCGACGCGGAGGTAGTGGCGATCCGCGACGGGTTCGTGTTCGACGGCCACGCCGCCGTCTTCGATAGCGTCACCGAACTGCCGCAGTGGACGGAGGAGATCCGCCGCGGCGCGTTCCGTAAGGTGCTCGCCGCCGGCGTCAACGTCCCGTTCCTTGTGGAGCACGACCCGGCGCAACTGCTGGGAACCACCAGGAGCGGACGTGTGCGGCTCGTGGAGGACGCGAAGGGGCTGCGTGTGCAGGCGAACCTTGCCGACACCGACCTGTCCCGCCGCGTCAAGGCGCTTGTCGAGTCCGGCGATGTCACCGGCATGTCGTTCGGGTTCGTCGCCGGCCGCGGAAACGCCAAGTGGACACAAGGCACCACCAAGCCGCATAGGACGCTCCACGCGTTCGAGCGGCTAACCGACGTTTGCACCACCTACGACCCCGCCTACGCGGACGCCGAGGCGCAGTTCAGGTCTCTCGCGCTCGCCAACCCGGGGTCGGCCGACGTGTTGCAGCAGCTCCTCGCGGGCGCCTACCCGCAGCTCGAGGAGCAGGGCAACGAGGAAGCACCGATCGAACCTCCCGTCCTGGTAGAGGACGAGGACGAGCAGCGCGACACCGGGGCGATCGTGGTGGCAGGAACACCGCGGCTCGCAGCAAGGCGTCGGCAGTTGCAGCTACTCACACTCACCCTGGAAGGGGACAAGACGTAATGCGAAACGACGACTTGCGCGACCTCCGCGAGCAGCGGAAGCGCGTGCACACCCAGATGGTGCAGCTGAACGAGAAGGCTGCGAAGGAAGGCCGCGACCTGACCGCCGAGGAGGACGAGAACTACGGCAAGATGGTCACGGAGTTCGAGGAGCTGGAGCGGCGCGTCCGCCGCGAGGCCCAGTTGGGCGCGATGCAGAAGGAGTTGGAGGAGGAGAAGCGCACGTTTTTCCTGCCGAACGACCAGCCCGCCCCGAAGAACCTCGCCGAGTACCGGGCGCAGACCGGCGGCGGCAAGTCGCAGGACGAGCCCGAGTACCGGCAGGCGTTCTACCACTACATGACGGCGAAGGATCCGCGCGTCGAGCTCGAGGTGGAGGAGCAGCGTGTCCTGTCTCGTGCCACCGCGGGCGCCGGCGGCAACCTCGTCCCGACCGACATGTACGACCAGATCATCCGGTCGATGCGGCACCAGGGCTCGCTGGCGTCGCTCGCCAACGTCATCACCACCGACAGCGGCGAGGCACTGAACGTGCCGTCGAACACCACGCACGGAACGGCGACGTGGACGGCGGAGAACGCCACCTACACCGCCTCCGATGAGGTGTTCGGCACGATGGCGCTCAACGCCTACAAGGCGGCGACGACGGTGATCGTGTCGGACGAGCTGCTGGAGGACTCTGCGTTCCCGCTGGACTCGTTCCTCGCGTCGGAGTTCGGTGAGCGGATCAGCGTGCTCGAGGAGACGGCGTACATGATCGGGGACGGTTCCGCGAAGCCGTCCGGGATCCTGGCGACGACCGCCACCACAAACGCCACGCTGGCGACGGCCGCAGCCGGGGCCGGCAACGTGACGACGTTCACGTATTCGGCGCTCGTCACCGCCGTGTTCGCCCTGCCGTACCAGTACCGGGCCAACGCATCGTTCATCGTCAACGACACGTCGGCCCGCAACATGTACCTGATGTTGGACTCGCAGAACCGGCCGCTGTGGAACGTCAACATCGCCAGTTCGGGGCCGGACACGTTCCTCGGGTATCCGATCTACACGCACCCGGATCTCCCGGCGCCGGCAGCGTCGGTCATCAGCCTGCTGTTCGGTGACTTCCGCCGCGGCTACATGATCCGCCAGGTCGACGGCATGTCGATGAAGCGGCTCGTGGAGCTCTACGCGAACACCGGACAGGTCGGGTTCCGCGCGGAACACCGCGTGGACGGCAAGGTGTCCTTGGCCGCGGCGATCATCGCCCTGAAGCACGCCGCCACGTAGGGGGAACCAGATGCGGAAGAACACGTACAAGGTCGTCGGTGACGGCAAGCTGGTCATCGACGGCAAGGACGTCGTCAAGGGCGACGAGTTCAAGTCGGACATGACCGACGAGCAGGCCGCAGCCCTCATTGAGGGCGGCCACATCAAGGCCATCGACGTACAGAAGGAGAGCTGAACATGGCAGAGTCAAAGAAGCCCGCTGCCGCCGACAACGACGTGCAGATCGAACGGAAGGACGAGACCGTCCCGACCGTCGACAACGAGAGCTCCAAGAAGGAGCTGGAGGCGTCGCTGACGTTCCGGGAGGACGCCGAGCTGCATCCTGTCGGCGCGCCCGAGCCGCCGGACGACCAGCCCGGAGGGCCGGCCGCGGTCGACCCGAACCGGCCTCCGGTCGCATCCAACCGTCCCGACGTGCCGCTGGTCTCGTCGCTCGCCACGGGCTCGGGGCAGCACACGCCGCCCGACCCGGACACGGTCGACTCGACCGGGTACGTGCGGCCGCTGAAGGCGGAGGAGGAGCAGAAGCAGGGCTAACGCCCTAACAGGTGCTGGCGGGCAACCGGGGCCGCAACCGGAGCCCGCCAGCAACACCCCACCATGCCCGACACCAAAGCCGAAGCCGAAGTGACAGCCACGACCCCAGTGGTTTCCACGCGGCGCAGCACGCACCCGAACAAGGCGACCGTCACCGCCGGCACGACGCCCACAACCACAACCACCGGGGAGGCGTAGATGGCGCAGTTCGTTCGTGACCTCGGCGACATCGTTCGCCTCTCGGTCAACTTCAAGGTTAACGGGATACTCACCGACCCCACCGGCGTCACCGCCACCGTCCGCAAGCCAGACGGCACCACAACCGCCTACGCGTATCCCGCCACGATCGTCAAGGACGGTGTCGGCCTCTACCACCTCGACGTCACCGTCGACCAGTCCGGCGAGTGGACGTACAAGTTTGTCGGCACGGGCACCGCCGCGGATGTGGGGCCGGGGATCTTCTACGTCAAGCCCGACCCGACCGCCGACAGTCCCTACCTGTACGTCAGCGTGGACGCGCTCAAGGCGACGCTGAAGATCGTCGGTACCGACAGCGACCCTGACGTCGCCCTGGCGATCGAGGCTGCCAGCCGTGCTGTGGATGCAGCGTGCGGGCGGCGGTTCTACACGATGACGGAGACCCGGTATTACACGGTCGACGCAACAGGACGGGTGCGGCTGGACGACCTAGCGACCGCCACAGCGATCACAGCCGACCTCGACTCGGACGGCGTGTACGAGACAACGTGGACGACCCAGACCGACTACCTACTCGGCCCACCGAACGCGGCGTTGAACGGGGCGCCCTACAACGAGCTGCTGCTGCAAGCCACGTATTCGCCCTACCCGTGGGGCTATCCATACGCCCCGACCCTCAGCGATAGGTTCATCAAGATCGAGGGGGACTTCGGCTGGCCGACGGTGCCGCCCGGGATCCGAAAGTTCACGGAGATCCTTGCCGCCAAACTGCTCCGCCGCTCCACCGACGCGCCCTACGGGTTCGTGCTGTCCGGCAACGACCTCGGAAGCATGACGCGGCTGACACGTACCGACCCGGACTTCGACCTGCTGGTGGGGCCGTACCGGCGCGAACCGATCGTCGCCTAACCGATGCCCGAGCTCGCTGACATCCGCGCCGGCATCGCGGCGAACCTCGCCACCCTCAACGACCCCGGCCTCGAGGTGGAGACCGACGAGTTCCTGTCGTTGCAGGTGTCCGGCTACTCGGTGACGAGCCCCACCCTGCCGGCGATCATGGTGACTGGGATTGAAGAGGTGGACTACAAGGTCGCGATGCAGCAGGGCGGCGTTATGTTCAACGTGATCGTCCGCGCGTTCGTCAGCGAGTCCACCGACGAGAGCCCGCAACGCATCCTTGACCAACTACTACTCGGTGAGCACGCGGTGAAGACGTTGCTCGAGGCGGACAAGACGTTCGGTGTCGAAGGCGTCGATTCGTTCGTGACCGTCCAGTCCGGCCATCAGACTTTCAAACTCCTGAATACCCAGTACCTCGGGGCGGAGTGGACGGTGCAAGTCATCCTGTGAGTCACAACTAAGAAAGGAACGGGGCAGTGGCAAAGTTCACACTCACCGACGCGTCGATCACCGTCAACTCGGTCGACCTGTCGTCCCACGCGTTCAGCGTGGACATCAAGCTGGAGAAGGACAAGATCGACGTGTCCGGGTTCAACTCGTCTGGCGCGACGGAGTACCTGCCGGGCAGCAAGGAAGAGGAGTTCACGGTCAGCTTCCGCCAGGACTTCGCGGCGGCGGAGGTGGACGCGACCCTGTGGCCTCTCTACAACAACGGCACAACGGTGCCGTTCATCATCAAGCCAACCAGCGCCGCCGTGTCCGCGACGAACCCGTCATACAGCGGCGACTGCAACCTGTACGAGTACCACCCTCTGGACGGCGAGCTCGGCGACGTGTCCGAGACCCAGGTCACGTTCGTCATCACGGGCGGCATCGAGCGGGCTACCTCGTAGTGGCAGCGATCGTCTCCGGCTACAAGGAGTTCATGAAGGCCACGCAGTACGCCGGCCGGGACGTGAAGCGCGAGGTGCGGCAGGCGTTCAGGAAGGTCGGCGCGGAAGTGCGGGAGGACGCCGAGCGGAACTTTAGCCGGTACGGGTCGAGCTCGTCCGCCCGTCGCACCCACACGATGTCCGCTGCCGGCTACCGGGTGTCGGTGCGGCAACGGGGCGTGGAGGTGGAATCGGCACGACGGAAGACCACCGGCCGACACCCAGAATACGGTCAGGTGCAAATGCGGCGCGGCCTCATCCCCGCCAAGGAATCCAATGAGCCGATGGCCAGGGCTCGGATGGAACGGGCAATGGACGAGGTCGTACAGATCTTCGAGCGGAGGGCCGACTAATGGCGGACGAGGAACGACAGGGGTTCGAGTGGGACGGAACGTTCTACGAGTGGCAGGTGTCCACCAAGGGCGGCGACCTCATCCTCATCGACCGGCTGTCCGGCATGGGAACCACCGAGTTCTTCGGCTACATCGAGGCTGACGACACCAGTCGCGCCCCCGTTCTCCTCGGGCTGATCGGCACGTCGATCCGGGCCAGGCGTCCCGACTGGAGCCTCGAGCGGATCGTCCGCACCGTGATCGCACTCGATCTTGAGGAGCTGACGATGGTGGGCGGCGACGAGGAGACGACAGACAGCCCCCCGGCGGTAGCCGGCGACCAGCCGGCAGACCATTCAGAACCACCGCCGCCACAGTCGAACGGATCAGCGGCGCAAAGATCGGTGACATCGCTCGAGATCCCGGACTCCTCTGGGCGCCTTGGGTTTCCCACTGGTTCCCGCACTACGGGCGCCACAACATGATCGAGCTCGATCTGGACGACTATCTGGGGATGTGGGAGTTCGTCAGCCGCAGCATCAAGGCGGCGTCTAGCTAGTGGCAACCATCCGCGTCAAGCTTGTCGGCGACAGCTCGTCGCTGGAGCGGTCGTTCAAACGGGCGGGTTCAGGTGCCCGCAAGTTCAACCGGGACATCGGCACCGTAGACAAGGTCTCTAAGCGTTCCAGGGGCGCGTTCCGTGGGATAGCCCGCGGTGCCGGCATCGCGACGGGCGCAATCGGCATAGCCGGTTTGGCTGGTGCGGCCCGGTCGGCGTTCCTCGAGATGTCCGAATCCGCCAAGGTGACGGCACAGACGAACGCTGTCATCAAGTCCACGGGTGGGGCGGCGAACGTGTCCGCCAAACAGGTCGAACGGTTGGGCGACGCCGTCCTAGCCAAGTCCGGGATAGACGATGAGGCTATCCGGTCGGGCGCGAACATGCTGCTCACGTTCCGCAACATCCGGAACGAGACCGGTCGCGGCAACGACATCTTCAACCAGACCACCAAGGTGCTCGCCGACATGGACACGGCGCTCACGAGCGGCAGCAGCACCCAGGAGAGCCTACGAGCCTCAGCGATCCGGTTGGGCAAGGCCATGAACGACCCCGTCAAAGGCATCACGTCGCTCCGCCGCGTCGGCATCCAGTTCACCGAGGACGAGACGAAGAAGATCAAGGCGCTCGCCGAGTCGGGCGACATGATGGGCGCGCAACGGCTGATCCTCCGCGAGCTCAACACCGAGTTCGGGGGGAGCGCCGCCGCCCTCGGTACCACCCTGCCGGGGAAGATCGCTATAGCCCGCGAGTCGTTCCGCAACCTCGGCGGGTCGCTCGCCGTAACGCTGGTGCCAGCGCTCACCAGCGCCGTCAACAGCCTCAACCGGTTCCTCAGCAACACCAAGAACCAGAAGACGATCCTCGAAGGGTTCCGCACGGTGGTGGCGTCGGTGTCCGCTGCGGTACGCGTGTTGAGCGGCACCTTCCGGGTGTTGTCCAGCGTGGTGGGCGGCAGCCGAAACGCAATCATCCTGATAATCGGTGCGTTCGTGGCGTTCAAGGCGGTGAAGATGACCGCGGCCGTTTTGGACATCGCCCGAAGTTTTGGGATCATGACAACCCGCACGAACGCCGCTACACTCGCCACCCGCCGCGCCACCCTAGCCTCGCGTGGGTTCCGCTCCAGCCTCATAGGCAAAGCCGGACTGGTAGCGGCCGCCGGCGTCGCAGCGTTCGCGCTCACCACCCTGCTCCTCAAAGTCACCGGCCTGGACAAGAAACTCAAGAGCGTCGGCGCATCCGCCTTCGACGCAGCCGCGAAGCTGGGGCTCGTCAACGACCCCGGCGCACAGTTCGAGGGCAAGCGGATTCTGACCAGGCTGGAGTCGAAGCGGGTGAGGGATACCGCCGCGCGGTTGCAGGCGCAGGGGCTCACTGCGGAGCAGTCCGCCGCGCGGATCGCCCGCGCCCGTCCTAACGTCGCCCGCCGAGACATTGAAGTTCTCGCCGGCGTCCACGGTGCTCGCCCGCCAGCCCCCGTCGTTGTGAATACGAAGGTACAACTGAACCGGGAGACGGTCGGCAAGGTTGTCACCGAAACGCAGCGGCGGCAGGCCAAGCGGACAGGCGCCCCACGCCGTGGCCGCGTCGGTGGTCGGTAGATGCCCGACCCCGTCGGGGTTGCCATCGCGTTCGGCGACGCGACGCTAGCGGAGTCACCCACCTGGACGCGGTTGGACAGCACCGACAATCTCGTCGCCTCGTACAGCATCGACCGCGGGCGCAGCTACGAGCTTGACCGTACCGGCACCGGGACAGCGACGATCGCGATCAACGACGTGGACGGCCTGTTCGACCCCACCAACAGCGGCAGCCCCTACTTCGGCGACATCGACCCGCTGAAGCAGGCGGCGATTGCACTACAGAACCCGGTGACGTCGAACTGGCTGACGATCTTCCGCGGGTTCGTGGAGGACTACGACTACGTGCTAGACCCGTCGCAGCAGGTGATGAGGTTGGAGATCCAGCTGGTCGACGCGTTTGACATCCTCTCGAGCGCGGAGATGGTGCCGGACGGCAACTGGGGCGACACCGTCCCCGCCGCGTCCACCGGGAACATCTACTACGCCGCCGATCCCACCGGGCCGGACACAAGGATCAACCACGTCCTCGACGATGTCGGCTGGCCCGCCGGTCTCCGCAACATCTTCAGCGGAAACGTAAAGGTCAAGCCGGTCGTTTACTCGCCGAACACGTCGGCGCTGGACGCGATCTTCGACGCCGCCGACGCGGAGTGGCCTGGCGTGTCGAACGTGTACGTCAGCAAAACCGGGTTGGTGTCGTTCAAGGGGCGTCTAGCGAGGTTCGACCCGACTGAGCCGACGTATGAGATCACAACGTGGAAGTGCGGGGATGGAGCCGCCGTAGCCGCGTCCATTTCTGATACCGCACAGATCCGGGAGTTCAGGTTTCAGCGGGACAAGAACAGGATCATCAACAGCGCCAGCGCGACCCCTAACCAAATCTCTGACGCCGACATTCCGGGCCAGCTCGAGCAGGACGCCACCTCGATCACCGCTTATGGGATGCGGTCGTGGTCGGCGGAGAACCTGCTGACGGACGGCAGCCTCGTCGGCGGCACCACCGATCTCGTTGAGACCAACAAGTTTGCCCTGTACTACGTGGAGAACTACAAAGCACCTCAGACCAGGGTGTCGCAGGTCACGTTTCGGTCGCTGCCCCCCGGTGACGCCAGGGCGGCCCCCTTGTGGAACCTCATGTGCAACGTGGAGATCAGCGACCAACTCGAGATCACCACGTCACACCGTGGCGGCGGTGGGTTTGCTGGCGTCATGTATTTCGTGGATGGCATCCACTACGAGGTGGAGCCCGCCACCGAC